AGTATATTGATATAAAAGCTGTATCAAAATCACGCACTAAACAAAATGTCACAGGCAAAAAGAAGAAAACCACTAAGCGAAAGCGTTAAGAACAGTCTCAAGAAAAAAGCTGATGGCACAAAGTTTTTTTATGGAGAACTTGCGGAAGTTTATCGCAAGGGACAAGGTGCTTATCTTTCTGCTGGGTCAAGAAATGTTCCTATGGGTGCGTGGGCTATGGGTCGAGTAAACAGCTATATGAGAGGTGACAAAGCAAGAACAGCAGACGCAGCTATCTACAATAAATATCAAAAAAGAAGATGAAGTTAACTACCAGACAAAAAAACACACTTGCAAAGCACCAAAAGACTCATGGTCACACAAAGGCTCATATGGAGTACATGAAGCGCAAGATGAGAGAAGGGGTTTCATTTACTGAAGCTCATAGAATGGCTATGAGGAAAAAAGGCAAATGAGTGATCCTAGACTTAAAAGGTTTGGATTGTCTGGTTTTAACAAACCAAAAAGAACCCCATCACACCCAACAAAGTCTCATGTAG